TGGGTTTACATAATTTCTCTCTAAACTTGCCCATAAAATAAGGATTGCTCTCATAATTCTATAATTTATTTAATATTAGTGATAATAATAAGTCTTTTCCTGTTTCAGTCCCACCTACCTGATTAACTATAACTGTTCGTATATCTCCAACATTGAAAACAGTTGGGTTAGTTACTAATGTATGTGTTCCTGCAATAACTAAAGTCCCAACTAGTATTTTGGGTTTTATATTGAAGATAGAGGTCCCATTCTTTTGTATATCTATGATTATATCAAAGGTTGTGGGTGCTAAGGTAGTTTCTAGGTAAATATTAGCGGGTGTTATATTATGGATAATTCTAACAGTTTCACTAACCTTTCTTCCTGTGGTTATAGCTTCACCAATACCAGATAATACATATTCGCCTATTTCAGTTTGTGAGTTTAGTTTGTTAAGTAAAGCAGTTGTAAAATCATTTGTTGATAAACCTTTACCCTCAACTTTATCTACTTTACCACTTAAGGCTATGTTGGGTATTTGAGTGAAGTATTTAACATAAAGATCATTGGTTGCACCATCCCTCATTGAATCATTATTTATGGTAAGTACCTTACCATTTAATAATTGTGGAGATGCATAATCCCATTGCATCCTTTGGTAAGTATATAATCCAATAATACCTGCTATACTTATTGGAAGTTTTGACAATTCAAATGTACTTTTAGGCATATCACCAAAATCATTTGATATAAATGTAGCCTTCTCATAGACAAGCATTGTATCTGGTCTTATTGATGAATCTAAAGCCTCTTTAGTAGCATAAGTTGCAGGTATATTGTTACCATCTTCATCAGCTCCCGCACTATTAGAATAACCTGCATAGGAAGAATAGCCTGCTCTCTTTGATAATTCAACATCAGCTTTGGCTGTTGATTCAACACCTCCCACATTTTCATATACATTTTGACCTGAATAGTCTGCTTTGTCCACTAGTCTTAAAAAAGATATAGTAGATGTATCAAAACCATCAAACTGATTTTGGTATGAACCAAATCCCATTACCCTTATAATATTTAAGTTTATGCCTAAAGATATTGGTTGTAATAAAGCATAGGAAATAGTTTTTATTGTAATCTGGTATACACCTATTTCATTTAAATTGTTTTGTTTTGAGAGTAATACCTTGTCATCTTTTAAGAAGCCTAATATAGTTGGTGATGTTGTTAACAGTTTACCCCCAGAAAATTCTATAAGTGTAATGTCTTCATTAACTTTATGCTGTACACTTATATCAGAATAGTTTGGTATTACTGGTATGTTCACTACTGTAGAATCTATTGCCCATACACCAAGTGTATATATGGCAAATACAGTATTACCTGCTGGTATCAGTACTCCGTTAAAAGTAATAGGTAGTGATATGGTTGGGATTATAAAGGTTATAGACCTAGAAACACTCCCAAGTGATGGAAATACAACACTACAACCAGTTACATCAGCACTTATTTTAAAATTCTCTGCTGTACTTACATTTACAGTATATGTTTGATGACCAAGGATTAGTTTGATTTCTTCTGCTTCAGGTACTGGTATTGAAAGTTGGCTTGTACCATATAACCTAAATTCTGGTATTATAGCACCTGGACCTATAGATACATCTATTGACCTGGTATATACTTTATCAATGGTATCCACTCTCTGTTTTAAGAATGGTGCACTAAACATTGCAGAGTATGTACCACCCAATGCCCCTATGTTTTGATAAAAACCTGAGTTTGGGAAATTATCAAAAAAGGCTAGTGAGTTAGCTGTGATTGTTGGTATATTACCACCTTGGCCAATTAGTTCACCCACTCTAGCATCTAGCATAAAACCAGGCTCTGTTGTGGTAATGTTATTCTTTATGTATTTAGATAGTTTTGCCATGGTTTAATCAGCTATTGGTTGTCTACTGTTATCAATCTCTTCCCTCTTTAATACCACCATGAAAAGCAATGAAGTATCTTTTGCTTGGGCTGTTTCTGTATCACCCGAGGTTTTATAGGTTATACCATCTATTATGAACCTGTCTAAGGTTTTATCAAAAGCCCAATAACCATTAGAGTTTAAATAACCCAGTTCTAGTAGTTTTTTAGCAGATACCCATATAGAACAGTTTTGGTTGTCTAATTCTCCACTTAGTGTTGCCCTATTTATTGGCCAGGTACGGAAAAAGTTATCCCCTACCAATACTTCTAACTGGATATCAGGATAAAAGGTGTTTGGGCTGTCTTCACCAAATTGGGAAGGTGTGGTGATTGCCTTTTTCCAAATTATTACCTTTTTACCCACATCACTATCTAAGAAGTCTACTACAATTTTTTTATACCTACCCCACATTGAATCTGGGATCCTAGATTTTATGTCCATGACTTATTTTCTAATGGGGAATGTTGGATTGGGTCCACCCAATAATCCTGGTTCTCTTCGATTTGCCACCTCTGGTACAATAACCCCAGTAGGAAGCATTGAGCAAATTGGGATGTATATGGAAAGCCTTGCTGATAACATGCAGAGGTTATTTTTAATTACGTCTACTATGCCATCCTTTTTCATTGCAGCTACAAGAGTTTTATATGCTGTATCAATTAAGCTGAAGAACTCTACATCTGTAGGACCTGTAGTAATCTTTTTTACTTCACCATTGTTGCCTCCATCTGAGGATCCTGATGAGCCATATTGGGATAGTGAGCCCATTAGATTTAGCATTTCTGCATTTATCCAATCATATACAGCCAATTCCATTATTAGCTGGTTTTCTAGTGCTTCATAGTATAATTCATTATTATATTCTTCTTGTGGAATATCATGGTCTACTAGAGGCTGTATATATAGTTGCCATTTCTCAATATAAATTCTTTTAGTGAACTCATAATCAGTTGGTGTAATGAATCCTGCTGGGAGGATAAAGTCTATAAGGTTATAGACTGAATCAGATAATGTGGTTATTGCTTTATCACTTACCCCAATTACCACTTTATAACTTTGGGGTAGTGTTTCCCCATTTGGGGTTATTGTTAGTATTACTAGATAAAAACCAGGCAACGAATAAGTATGGGACGGGTTTTTATCATCTTCGACTACATTAGAATCACCAAAGTCCCAGTGGTATGTACTACCGACCGGGACTTCTCTGGATATATCTCTAAATGTAACCATCAAGCTATTTTTGGTAAATGAATAACCTACCTTCATGCCTATGTTTTTTGAGGATTAGTTTTTTGACTGTTCAATAATTTTAGCGAATAATGCATCTACCAAAGTTTGTTTGGTATCTGATTCTTCAGGTTCAATTTCGAATTTTTCACAAAGGTATGAAACTTCATCATTGTTGAATGCACTTGCAGCTTTCTTTGAATCCTTACCAGAAGTTGCTAAAGCTGTAATTTTTTTGATAAGTTTTTCACCATCAAGTTCATCTAGTTCAACATCAATAGATGTAGCAATTTCCAAGTGACCAGAAGCCATTGCACTACGTATCCTTTTAGTACGTAATTTACTTTCTTCAATTTCAACTACTTCACCCTTTGCGATAGATGTATTTGTGTAAGGGTCATGGAAATAACTTGACTGAGCACCAAGCGTTATTTTTTTAGTTTTTGCCATAATAATATATTTTTGTTGTGTTGTTGTTTTAAGTATAAAAGAGGCTACCATATATTAGCAGCCTCTTTTTCAAGTTTGTAAAAAACAGGTTATTGTCCCAATGCTACACTTAAGTAAGGGTCGATATTCATGAATGCTGGGAAACCATAAGCTGAGAACAGTTTGCTTTGATCAATTAAGATGGAAGCATCCTGGAACATCTTAGAGAAGCCAGTAGTCAAACTTGCATAGACTGCTTCAGTTTGATTTGATACAATTCTTTCGCTTTCAAGTGTAAGGTTCTTTGCTGTAAGTTTAATCATTGCAGCACGTTTATCAACTAATAACGTTGTGTTATCAGGAGCACCTGGGTGAATGAAATAGTCAGAAGAACTTGGTACCGGTGATTTGATGTTTAATGTTGCAACAGTTGTTCCCAACATACGTTGTTTAAATTCTGGCAAATCCAGGATATCAATGGCAATTTCTTCACCACCAATCATGGTACTAAATACTCGGCCCATTCTTGCAGAACGGATCCATACCCTGAGTAAATCACGATAAGCAATTGCACCAACAGTTTTTACACCAATTACTGAGACGGCTTCTGAACCATCTGGTTTATTACCATTAATCAAAGTATCCATTGCCAGAGTATCCATTGCATAACCCAATTGAATACCAAAGTCACGAAGGAAGATTGACATTACATCAAGTGATACATAACTTCTTACCTCATCTGTAATTTTTACACCTTTACCGATTTTGAACAGGTTAACTGTTTTCTGTCCATAACTGATAGTACCCAGTGGGATGGTTTCAGCTTCCCCCAATTTTGATGGAGCAGCATCGCTCATATTGATCCATGGCATGATTGCGGATAGCCCAGTAATTGGCTGATCACTTGCAATTAAGTTTGGATAGAAAGGTGCCTGGCGCATACCCAATGTAATAGCAGTACGGATAATTTCAGGAACTACCCAACGGATGTTTGGATCTGGCATTGTGAAAATGTTTTCCATGGTATCAACCTTTGTGTTAATACCTACCCGGCTTAATACATCATCCTGTGATATACCCCATTTTTCCTGAACCAATTCATCAAATGAAAGTTCTACTGGTTTTACTTTATCACTACCCCCCCTAACTGCATCCAATGATTGGACCATCTGTGGGAATTCTTTTACGAAGTCATTTGCCTTCAATTGAGACAGATCAATTTTTTTATTATCTTCCATTTTCTTATGTTGTTACAGGATTAGTAATTGTACAAGTTCACCCAATTCTGCAGGGTTAAGGGCAATGGCAATAACTGGGTCATTTACTTCAGCTTGCGCATATTGGGAGAAACGTAAGGTAGCATCAAGTGTACCATTTGGTTTAACAGGTCCGGCATTAATGGCTTCAGAAGCAAAACCATAAGTGATGGCATAGCCTCTTACGAATACTGTAACATCAACAGGCCCATGTTGTAAACTTGCACCATAAGCAGCATGTGCAGAACCATTGATTGCTATACCAATGATATGGTTCAAATTATCTGCAGCTTCAAAACCCCGGATATTACCATTTGGTAGTATAACTACCTGTTGGCCTTCAACAATTACTTTGCCCGCTTCTACAGGGAAAGCATTGGCCAATTTATGTGACTCATTTTTGTGAATCACATTTTTTGGGGTGATATCCCCCAATAACGTCATTTGATTGTTCATACTTTTTTTGTTCTTTTTAATAAGAGTGTTTATAAGGGATATCTATCTCT